TGCCCGCCAGGGCGGGGGTGCGCTAACGGCGCCATTTCGTCAGACGTCCACGAGGTCAATGGGCAGCGACGGCGCGGGGCCTTCGATCACGTCGCCACGCACGAACACCAACGCGCCCACGGTGGCGTCGCCACGGGCCTGGACGCGGCCGCCGTCGGGGAGTTCCACCGTGGCCAGCGACCCGGAGATCGACAGCACGGTGCCGACCTGCAGGGCGGGCGCCCCTACAAGGTCTTGTAGTCGCCGGAAAGGGTTACGGTACATAGGTCTCGACTCCAAGGGTTTGCCGGATCTGGGGCATCTGCGCGGACACGCTGAGCGAGCGCACCATGCCCAGGCGCACCACGCCGCCGTCGACGTAGCGCAGCAGGGCGCCCGGCTCGACGATGCCGGCCACGGGCAGCACCGGTGCGCTCAGCGTGACCAGGGCGCCGCGCCCCGTGGCCGCCAGGATCGACAGCCCGCGCTGGCGGCCGGCGACGACGTCGGTGATCAGTTGGTCGACGACCATCGGAGCGGCCACATCGCCCGCGGTTCCCTGCCGTGTGACACGCACCAGGCGCCCGTTGCGCTGGCCCGAGACGTACACCCGGTTGTAGGCCGGGCGGTCCGCCCAGGTGATGCCCTCGCGCACGGCCACGTCGGCCGGGATCTGCACGTCGGGCGTGGCGGTCGGCCAGTCCCACGGCGCGTCCGGGTAGCGCTTCAGGATGCGCAGGGTCTGCGCGGTGCGGTGCGGCTGCACGTAGCCGCCAGCGGCGGCCGCGATCGCGGAGATGGCACTCATGCGCGAGCCCTGGAAGACCCACGAGCCCGCGGGCACGTTCCAGTCCTCCAGTTGGAAGTCGACGCCCCAGCCGATCGGCACACCGTTGTCGAGCAGCACGTCTTCGATGAGTTGCTGCGCGGTGCGTGCGCCGGTGTTCGCGAACGTCATCTGCGCGTCGTACGGCTCGGACAGGATCGCGTTGCGGCCTCGGCCAGCGATGCGCAGGCGCGAGCGTGCGTGCGACCGGTCGCGCGTCAGCGACTCGGCGATCAGGTGGTACGCGATGCCGTTGATCGTCGCCTGGAACTCGACCGGCTCGCCGAGCACCGCGGGCTCGACGCTGGCCAGTTGATCGCCAGGCACTGTGGCCGACCACGTCCACGTCCACGAGTCGACGTCGATGGACAGGTCCATGCTGAGCACGGGGATGAACGGCCCGCCGGGCAGGCGCTGCAGGGACACGGTGTTGATGGTCACGTAGACGCTCCTGATGGGGACGACCAGCGTCGCCGGCGGCAGCGGCGGCAGCGGCGGGTGGTTCTCGCAGATGAAGACCAGCGACGTCGTGGCGGGCCCGAACTGCTGGAACAGCAGGTCCGCCAGGGGCGTGTAGCAGGGCTGGGGCGGCGGGGGCGGCGGCGGGTCGTAGCGGCCTGCCGGCGGGCGCATCGCTTCTTGGTGCGGGGCAACCCACTCGACCCAGTAGGGGATGGCGGATTGCGCCGAGGTCTGCAGGGCCAGCGCCGCACGGACCGCCTCTTGGTAGCGCTGGCGCACGGACGGCCGGCGGTCGCGGTAGCGCTCCTGCCAGGACGACCAGGCGTCGTCGGCCACGGGGACAGCGACCTGATGCCGCGCGAGCGCGCTGGGCCGCACGTTGCGCACGCCCTCTTGGTGCCGGGCGCGCAGCGGCGTCGGCGGCACGGGCTGCGTGATCTGGTGGCGCGCCGCTGCGAAGGCCGACATCCGCGTGGAGTCCTGATGGCGCGCGCTTGCCCCGTCGCCGGCGGGCGTGGCCTTCTGCCAGGCGGGCGCGCCGCTGCTGAGCGTCTGCAGGGCGCCGCGGTGCAGGGTCTGCGCGCCGGTCACACGGCCCGGGCCCTCCTGCCACTGCGACGCCGTGGCCGACGTCAGCGGCCGGTCCACCGAGATGTCATACCGCAGCGAGACGTCGATGTCAGGGGCCGGCAGTTCGACGTCGACGGTGAGCTCGAACGCCCGGCCGAACGAGACCTCGACAACAGGGCCGGGCAGTTCGGCATCGACATACAGCAGGCGGTCGACGGTCGCGGCTGTGTCGCCGAAGACCAGTTCCGCCGGGTTGGCCAGCGGAAGCTGCAGGAACAGCAGATCGACCGCGGCCATGCACGTGCTACCGGAAGCGAGCCGAGATCAGCGTGACCTTGCCGCCAGCGACCACGTTGGGGTCGTCGAGCCGCACCGGGGCCGAGCCGGCCACGCCAGAGACGTCGCAGTCGGTGTTCCAGTTGCGGTCGCCGTTCTCGAACCGAGCCCATGTGATCAGCCCCGTGCCCACCGCCAGCACGAACGGCAGCGCCCCGTACAGTTCCAGCGCGTTTGCCACGAGGGCGCCGGCGGGGCTGTCGAGTTCGACGATCGCCAGGATGTTCGTCAGCGCGCCGCCGGCAGCCGGCCTGGCGCCGTCGAGCAGCAGGATGCGCGGCGCCAGCGGGCCGGCCTCGAGATGCGCGAGCGAGCCGAGCAGGCGCGCGTCGTTGTGTCCCTGCGAGATGGCGGTGATCACATCGGCTCCGGGGTGAGGTTGTCCGCGACGACCGCGCGCAGATTCTTGGCGGGGTCGTAGGCCAGGACGGTGTACTTGCGGCGGAGGTCCACCCCTTCGAACGCGTAGTACCCGGTGAGTGGACTGCTCCACGTCTCGCGAATCGAGATGCCTGTTTGCTCGTCGACTAGGCGCACGCGGGCGTACTTCGGAAAGTTAGGTGTGCCGAAGACTTTCACCGTGCCATACACCACGCCGCGGCCGCCGAACTCGCGGTCGACGACCAGCAGCGGGCCCGGAGCCCTGCCGTGCACAGGCGCGGCCGGGACACCTGTCGTTGCGGCGCGGAACGGCTGCCCACCGAGGCCGACGAGAGGAAAGCCGTACGACGTTGGAAAAATGTCGAGAGGCGGCACGAACGAGGCGCCGCTGGGATAGCGGACGTGGTTCGTGACTCGCACAGGGCCCATCGCGCCCCAAAGGCTGTAGCCCGGGATGAAAGCGTCCCCCACGAGCATTCGCGTGCTTGACTGCGTGGGGAGTGCGCCAGACCCGCCTGACTGTGCCGCGACCTGCACCCCGTCGATGTACGCTCGATGGAAGCGGTCGGCCGAAGACCCCGTGCTGTTGATGTTGAGTTCGAGCGTGAACGCGTAGTGCGCCCAGGCATTGACCGGGACCGCCCCGCTTGCCGAGCGCATCGCAGCGCCCGACCATGCGGACCCGAGCGTCCCACCGATCTCAAGCACATTGCCCGTTGAATCTACTGCGATGTAAATCCCGTTGGCCCCGCCAGCGTCTCGGAAGTCGATCAAGCTGATGTCGTTCGGATTGACTGACGTGATGTATGCCCAGAACTCGATCGTCTTCGGCGTCCCCGTGAAGGGGATAGCCGAACCGTTGAACTCGATGCGCCCCGAGCCCCCGTCAGGGAAGCGCGCAGTCGTGTTCCCGAACAGCGGGAAGTCGGTCGACGGCGCAACGCCGCCAGCCACGCTGAACGTGCCGGGCGCGAACGATTGATCGAGCAGGGTCGCGCCTGCGAAGTTCGCGACGACGGGGCTGGCGCGATAGAGCGGGTCCACCGGCTTACCTCCAAGGGCCCGTGACGTCGAAGAACATCACTCCTTGGTGGCTCAGCGCAGCCATCAAGGTTCGGTCGGGCACGGAGACCACGCCGTCGATCTCCGATCGGGTTGGGAACACGCCGTTCCCGATCGCCTGGGGGGCGAAGTACGCTCCGGGGTAGTCGCCCCGGTAGCTGATCGACCCGTAGGGTTCGATGACGTGCAGTGCTGAAACGTACAAGCCGTTGTCGGCGACATTCGGGAATTGAATAAAGCCGGCGTTCGTTTGTCCTGAATAGGAGTTGGTGAACCCGGCCGGGGTGGGTGCGTTGCGGCGCGTGTAGCTCGAACCCCCCAGCCCGCTCGACCCTCTCGCCAGAAACGCGAACGCGTCGGCGGTCGTCGAGATCCTCGCCAGGTCGCCATCCTCTTGGCTGGCGAAATTGTTGACGTTGGAGCCAGCGCTCGAGACAAGAAACCCGTACGGGTCTGGAGACTTGTTGGACTTGATGTCGCCGAAGAACGAGATCGACATCCACCCGCTATTGTTGGCGGCTAGCGAGACGTGATCTCGCAGCACGTAGAAACCGCGAGAGTCCGCAAGGATGATCCACGCGCGCCCAGACGAGTCAGGGCCCGTCACGTTCGACTTGCGCACGTACAGCCCGTCCGCGCCGCCCGGAGATTGAAGGTTGGTGGGAAACGGGCCGGTGCCGACATTGATGCTGGACATCGTCTCGAAGCCGCGCACCCGTGCCACCGAATTGTTCGTGTCGTCGACTCGCAGGTACAGCTGCGAACTAGCCACATCCAGCGACTGATAAGCCGCCAGGTCGGATCCGCTGAAGGCCTTCTGCCAGCCCGCCGCGGCGACCTTATGTGTGATCGACCCTGTGGCCGTCTGGTCGGCGATGCCGGTCGCGTCGAACGTGTACGTCGTCGCGCTGACGATCGATAGCACGCGCTTCTGGCCGTTGAGGCCCGCCGGCACGGCGCCTGCGATCTCTGCGACGGAGCCTTTCTGGAACGGGTGCCCCGCGCCGCGGATGACTGTGGCGATGCCGCCGGCCACGGTGATCGAGTCGACCCCGCCTGCGCCGAACCCGTTGACCAGGCACGCGTCGAGGACTGCGATGAGGGAGCCCGCGGTGGCCGACAGAGTCGGCGCCCCGACCATCGCGGAGTGGAAGAGCTTGACTGAGGTATCTGGAGCGGGCATGAGTGCCTCCTATTACGGGCGGTCCACGTCGCCGCGGACCAGCAGGGTGAACGAGTCGTCGATCACGGTTTCAGGGCCTTGCTGGATCGTGCGAACGGCCCAGATCGGGAAGAAACAGCCGACGGTGTTGAACCGCAAGACGTTGCCGGTCGACCACCCCAGGCCCCAGCCGAGCGCCGGGATCGTGAAGTAGGGCGTGCCGGTGGCGGGGTTGAGCGGCGAGCAGTCGGTGCTGGTGTTGCCCGAGGCGATCACACCGACGTGTTCGCCCACGACGTTGAACGACGTGCTGTTCGTGAAGATCACAGCCCAGCGCTCGGTCAGCGCGCCGCGGTTCACGACGCTCAGCGGGTATGCGATGTTGTTGAATGTCGCTGTAGCAGCACTGCCGATCAGGTTGTCGGACCAGACGTTCGTCCACGTCGCCTGGTCCATCACCAGGCTCACGCGTGCGCGCAGGTCGCCCGCCACGAGCGCGCTGGACAGGTACGAGCCGGGCACCGGGTAGGCATGCGTGATCTGCCGGGTGAACGACACGGTCCCGTTGATCTGCACGTCGCTGACCATAGCCATGTCTTCGATGCGGTGCTCGACAGTGACCGGCTGCGCGTAGGTCGAGACGTTGGTGAAGGTCACCAGCCCCGTGTCAAGGTCTGCGGTGTAGCCTGTGTCGATCACATCCCCGTTGGCGTCGATCACGCGCACTCGCGAGAGGCGCACGCGGCCGCAGTTGATGACCTGGCCGTTCGAGACCGTGGCGGGGCCGACCGTGCCGGTGTGGCCGAGGACTGCGAACGCGCCGGGGCGGAAGATCGGCACGCGGCCGTCTTGAGGCAGGCGCACCGGGTCGAGGCCCAGGATAGACGCGTCCAGAGGCAGGTAGAAGAACGACACGTAGCTGTAGCGCAGCGTGTTCGCGTCGACCGGCCAGGGGCGCCAGATCTTGCCGTCGGAGACCAGCACGTCGTCGGCGTCGTACCACCACTCGGCCTTCTGCTCGGCGGTCAGCGTCGAGTCGAGCACGTAGTCCCCGAACTGGACTTCGACCAGGCCGGTCTCATAGTCGATCTGGCCGCGCACGTGGGGGCCGGTCAGCGTGCCGTCTAGCACTGACGTGGCGATGATCTGCTGCCCTGTCGCGTCGACCACGCTGAGCACCAGGCCTGAAGGCTTGATGGGCGCCAGGCCCGTGTTGAACGTGACGTTCGCCAAGTCGGGCGGGCGCTTCGTCGTCCACAGGCTGTCGAGCGCGATCGTCCCGGGGGTGCCGCCGACGAGGTAGTCGGACATGGCCACGACGCCCGCGTAGTAGTCAATGGTGCCCGACAGAATGCCCGGGTCTGAAAGGGTTCGAGCGCGGTAGACCTTGCCTTCGAAGTCCTCGTAGGAGTGCCCCATCCAGGTGAACCGGACAGACCCGGGAACGATGTAGTCCTTGGTGTAGGGCGTCAGGTCCAACGTCACGCCAGGCGGCTCGTACGTTTCGGTGTGAGACGCAGGCGTCGCAATGCCGCGCCGGTACCGAGCGATCATGGTCGAAGACCCGTAGATCTCGCGGAACGCGTTGCTCCCCGTGCTGCCCCCGCGGGCCGACTCGCTGCCCCCGCCGCCCGTCGTCGCGGTCGTGCCTTCGGGCCCGCCTGCAGTCGTCGTCGACGCGCCAGTCTCGTTGAGCTCTTCCCAGGCGGATGCCCGTTCGTAGTTCGACTCGAAGCTGTTCTCGGAGTAGTCAGACACGACCTTGATGACCACGGCTTTCGAGACGTAGCCAACAGTCCCGAGCGCGCCGAAGAACGCACCGCTGCCGTCGTCCGTGATCAGGTGAGCAACAGCCGTTCCGTTGCGCGAGGTCTGCCGGCTGGTCGTCGAGTAGCTCGAAGAGTCCGACGAGCTTGTCGAAGACCAGTTCGTGGTGGTTACCTCGGACGACTTCCCGGGCAGCCACGCCCCAGTCGACGTGACGAAGGTTGCCGTGGCGGGAGCTCCTGCCGCGCCACTGTAGCCCTGCCCCGCGCCGGCGGATCCGCCGGAATACAGCACCGGCGGGTAGGCCGAGAAGAACTCAGGCTTGCCGGGAATGATCGACGTGTTGGTGGTTCGACCCGCCGCTGAGTCTTTGGTCGTGCTGCCTGCCGCAGACACAGAGCCGCTTGAAGCGGTGGTCTCTCGCGTCGTCAGCCACGACAGCGCTACCGACCCCGGCGCCGGCTGTTCCGCAAGGATGAAGGACACGGCGCCGGCGCCGTCCGGCGTCAGGCCTGGGAAGAGTTCCTCTTCGATTGCAGCCCACTCGTACTCGATGTTGAACGTGCCGCCTGCATCCAACATGAAGCTGGGGCGCAGGAAGACGATGCCCGCGTTGTGGTTGACCTCTCCGACCGCGTCACCTGTGAACCGGCCGGACGCATTTGCCGTCGCCGTCCGCAGCGTTCCGCCCGAGGTCCATTCGATCGTCAGCGTGCCCGGGATGACGCCCTGGTGCTCGAGGTTGAACGCGAACTCGGGCGCGCGGTAGTTGAGCGAGCCGGAACGGTTGGTGTAAGTGACGTTCTCGCCCCAGTAGAAGACCACGGCGCTGCGGTCGTCCGGCAGAGCGTTCAACGTCACCGAGACCGAGCCTGTCAGGTAGTTGATCGTGCCGGACCCGGCCGCGCCACCGCCGCCCAGCGTGCCGTCCCCGTTGTCGACGATGGTGTAGTTGTTGCCCAGCGCCCGGAAGGTCACACGGCCCGAGCCTGGCGCCGGCAACGGGGTCAAGATCGTCACGTAGTTGAACGACCGGTTCTCCTGGCCGATGCGGATCCGCTGGGCAAACGGACTGCCTCCGACCTCGACGGCCCGCGGCGCAGTGGCCAGGACGTGCGTGAACGAAGCGGCAGGCCTGACGTCGACCAGCGAGGTCTCGGTGCGGCTGTTCGGCACCAGTTGCGTGAATACTGAGGCGGCGGCAGCGGCCACATCCCCGATCGCCACAGGTGCGGTCAGCGGCACCGTGCTGTAGTAGGTCGCCGCGTCGGCCACGATGGTGTCGCGCACGATGGCGGCGCCGGTGGCGCGGGCGAACGCTCGGTTGGCCGAGGTCCCCGTGAAATCGAACCGCAGTGCGTCACTGATGTCGCACGTGATGATGTTGGCCTGGTAGTCGGAGTCGACGTTGTACGTGAAGGTGCGCTCGTCCACGGTCACACGGGTGACGCGAACGTACTGTTCCTTCACCGTCGAGAGGCCTTCGTTCTCGCGAATCAGCAGCGTCCGGCCGATGGGCGGCGGGGGCTGGTTCAGGCGCTGGAACAACTGGATCGAACGCTGCCCGGTGATGTGCGCCTCGTACAGCACGCCAGCCCACTCGGGGCCAGCGTTGAGGTAGGCCTCCAGGCGCGAGACCGCCTGCTGGCGGCGGTCGAACACGTCCCGCGTGGTGAACAGCGAGACGCTGACCAGCGGGTCGTCCGGCGGGTCTGCGACGATGACGTTGACGCCGAAGTAGCCATCGGTGTCGAGCGTGCGGACCGACGCGTGCAGCTTGCGCAGGTTCACGCGGCCGCCGGCCCGGTCGAGCTCGGAGATGTCGTTGAACACGCTGTTGCTGGTGCCGTCGACGATGATGTTCGCCGTGGGGGCGCCGCCGCCCTCGGGCACGTCGTCCATCACCTGAGACGTGACCAGCTTGATGTCGCCTGCCAGGATTCCCATTTCAGACCTTCATGAGTTTCAGACTGACCCGGTAGAAGTCAGTCGGTTGCACGTCGTCGAAGTGCTGCACCGGCTCGGCCGACAGGGCCGGCTCGTCTTGGTGCCGCCACATGACGGTGTGGGTGACGCCGCGCAGGACCAGCGTCATCTGCAGGCCGGGCGTTGCCGCCCAGGCCTTGAGTTGCTCGACGGCGGACCGCGGCATCCACGCCGAGGCCTGGTCGTAGGGCGCAAGCGTAATGGGCTGGCCTGCCGTGAGCCCAGCGACGTCGACGATGAGCGCACCGGTGAGGGAACGCTCGGTCGTCTGCCGCACCGGATTCCAGGCGTTCTCGTCGACCCAGAACAGGTCCGGGTTGAGGTTCAACGTGGTCGAGGCCACGGTGAGGGTCATCGTGGTCATCCACCACTCCTGTTCGCTGCGTCTTCGATCTGGCGCAGCACCGACTCCAGGGCGTCCGCATCGGTGTCAGAAGCGGCGGTCACAGGGGTCGTGCGGCCGCCGATGCTGATGTTCACCGTCCGCGGCTGCGCGACCGCGCTGCTGCCACTGCCGGACCCCTTGCCGAGGCTCAGGTTGCTGCCGGTGCCGGCGCCGACCGACCCGCCGCGGGCGGCCTGGACGATCTGCTCCAGTTGCTGCACCCACATCGAAGCGTCGGCCATGCCGTTGAGCCCGCCGATGGGCCCGTTGCTGAGCCTGGCGTTCTCGCGCGCGATGGCCAGTGCCCGCTCGGCGTCGGCGAGGTCTTCACGGGTCAGCGTGCCGGCGGCCAGCTTGTCGCGCAGTTGGAAGATCAGGCTGTTGTCGACGATGCCGCCCTGCTGCTGCAGGCGCGCGACCTCTTCGGGCGTGCGGCCCTGCGCGTCCCGGCCGGCCCCGACCACGTTGTCCGCCCCGCCGGCGTTGCGCACCCCAGTCTGCCGCGGGTCCGCGAAGCCGCCGAACCCGTTGCCGCCCACCAGGCGCTGCGGGTCGTCGCGCAGCAGGTCGTTGTAGCTCTTGAGTGCCTTGGCCTGCTTTTCGATCTCATCGGTGTTGGCCGCCCGTTCCTTGGTGTTCGTCGACGTCGCGGACGAGTTACCGCTGGTGGCAGCCGTGTTGTTCTTGACCTCGGCCGTGCCGTTTTTCATTGCCTCGACGTTCTTCTCGACCTGCTTGGTCTGCTCGGCGGTCGTCTGCGCCTCGATCTGCTTGACCTTGGCGGCGTTGATCGCCAGGTCGATCTCTGCCTGCTTGGCCGGCGTGAGCAGGCCCTGCTGGTCAAGCTGGCGCTTCTGGGCCTCGAGGAACGCGATGGTCTTGGCGGCCTCTTGTTCCTTGGCGTTGATGCTCAGTTGCGTCAACTGCAGTTCGAGTTCCTGCACCTTGATCGCGGCCTGCCGCGCCACGGAGACCTGCCCCAACCGGTTCGCTTCGGCCAGGGCGTTCTGCGCCTTGGCGACCTCCAGGCGCAGCGTGGCGGTCTGCAGTTCGAACAGCGCGCGGTCGGCCTTGACCTGGCGGTCGAGTTCGGTCACGAGGTCTGACGTGGCGTCCTTGAGGATGCCCTTCGCCGTGGCCAGCGCGAGCGTGGCGCGCTCCATGTCGGCAGCGGTGGCGCGGCCCTCGGCGAACTGGCGCGAGACGCGGTTCAGTTCGATCAGCGCTGCGGCCACGGCGCGCGACAGTTCGTCGTAGCGGCCGGCGTTGTTGGCCACGGATTGCGCTGCGATGTCGCGGGCGGCTGCCTCGGCGCGTGCGGCGGCTGCAGCCTGGCGCGACTTCTCTGCGTCAGCTTCCTTCTTCGGGATGATCTCGTCGAGCTTCTTCGTGCTCTCTTCGATCGCCTTGGTGTCCAGGCCGCGAGCCTGGGCGGCAGCCAGCGTTTCGGCGCGGGCCGTGCGCATCGCCGCGACCACGGCTTCGTCGGCCCGGACCTGGGTCTCGAGCGCTTCGACGTACGACCGCGCCGCAGCGGCCTGCCCGAGCTTGGCCTCGGCGTCATCGCCCGACAGCCCGATGGCCCGCGCGACGGCGTCGGACTCGGTCTTGCGAGCCTGCGTCAGCTTTTCCGCGACCTGCGCGTTGCGGTCGGCCGCGTCGATCGCCTCTTGCTGGTCGAGCGCCAGGCGACTGAAGGACTTGCCGAGCGACTCGACGGCGCTGCCGGTGTTGCGAGTCTCGGTCCGTGCGCCAACGAGGCGCTCTTCGAAGTTCCTGACGCGCTCGTTCGACGCGTCGAGCGCTTCCTGCAGCGCGCCACTGTACTTGTCCCAGTCGCGTGCGCCGTCGGCGAGAAACGCTGCGAACGCCCCGAAGCGTTGCCCGAGCCGTTCGATGCCCTCGCTGGCCTGCACCGCCACCAGGCCGATCGTGCCGATGCCGGTGGCGAGGCCCTGCAGGATCGGCGCGACTGCCTTGCCCAGCGGGCCTTCGACGATCGTCGTGCCGGCCTCTTTGACGATGTTCAGGAACCGGTTCCACTCGGCGGTGATCCCGTTGACCACACCGCTCTGCGGCTGCAGCGCGACCAGCGCGCGGCCCACGGCAGGGATCGCCTCGGACGCCAGCAAGCGGCCCGACTCGACGACCTTGTTGAACTCTTGGTTCGTGAGCCCGAGTTCCTTCGCCAGCAGCGGCAGCACGCCCGGGAGCGCGTCGCCCAACTGCTGCCGCAACTCTTCCATGTTGGCCACGCCTTTCGAGGCGATCTGGCCAAGTGCTTCGAGCGCGCGGCGTGCTTGGTCGGACGACAGGCCCAGGTTGCCGGCGGCCAGCGACACGGACTGGAACACCGTCTGGACCTGCTGCGTGCTCAGGCCCGTCTGCAGGGCAGAAGCGGCAAACTTCGAGTACGACGCAGCCAACTCGGTGAACGACTGACCTGATCGCTGCGCCGTGTTGCGCAGGAACTCGATCTGCGCCGCTGCCTCGGTCGCGCTGCCGGTGACCGTGGTCAGGATCCGGCGCGTCTGGTCGAGCGCGATCGTGGCGTCGAGCAGAGGCTTGAACGCGAACCCAACCGTGGCCACCGCCGCGGTCAGCGCACCGAACTTCGTGATGAGATTGTTCGCGCTGTCGGCCAGGGTGTCGAACACACTTCTGTTGCCGGGGATCGTTTCGATCTCCCGCTTCAGCGCGGCCAGACGCAACTGAGCGCTGCCGGTGGCCCGCTCGAAGTCGAGCAACGAAATCTTGCCTTCGACGAACTCTCGCTGGACTACCTGCAACGCCCGCTGCAGGTCGAACATCTCCTTCTCGATCGCCTGGATCGAGCGGATGCCCGTGGCGCCGAACGCCTTCTCGACGATGTCACGCTCGGCCGCCAGCGAGTCGAAGTGCTTCTGCAGGCGCTGCGCCGCGATGGCCGCCGCGGCGGTCTCTCGCTCGACCTCTGCCATCGCGTCAGCGACCTGACGAACATAGTCGTCGATCCGCTGCATCTCCTGCATGTCGCGGACCAGCGCAGCGTTGCGCTCCGCGGCGGCCTGCGAGGCGGCACTCAGTTCGGCGGCAGCCTTGGCCGCATCGCGCTGCGCCTCGGCGTACTGGCGGGTGAACTGCTCGCTGTCCTTGATGGCGGCGAGCTCGGACAGGGCAGCCGCACGGTTGCGGTCGTGCGCCTCGGCGAGACCGCGCGCCTCAATGGCGGCCAGGCGGTCAGCCTCGGCCTGCTCGCGACGCTGGGCGGTGAGCAGTTCGGCAGCGGCGGCGCTGGCGCGAAGGGCCGCCTGTTCCTTCTCGTGCTCTTCGACGATCCGAACCATGTTCGGGATCACCTTGGATGCGACGACAGCGTTCTGGCGATCGAGGTCGTCAACGTAGTCGTCGACCGCCGCCGCTGCGGCACGCACGGCTGCGGCGTACTCGCGCGTGAACTTCTCGCTGTCCTTGATGGCGGCGAGTTGAGACTGAGCGGCCACACGGCCCCGCTCCTGTGCCTCGGCGAGGCCACGCGCCTCGAGGGCCGCCAGGCGGTCCGCTTCGGCCTGCTCGCGGCGGCCGGCGACGATCTCGTCCAGCGTGCCGACCGAGCCCCGCAGCGCGGCGTCCAGGCGGGCCTGGGCTGCGGCGAGGTCGGACAGGTCGGCGCCCAGCGCTTCGGCGGCGGTGCGGGCCCGCTGCAACTCTGCGGCCTGCGCCTGGTACGCACCGCGACTGGCCTCTGCGGCGTTGCCTGCGCGGGTGGTCGCACCCTCCAGGCGGGTCAGGGCCTGGTTGGCGGCAGTGACCTCGGTGTTGGCCGCGCCGAGTTCGATCTTGAGCCGGCGCGCCTCGGCGTTGAGGTTCGCCAGCCCGTCCTTCAGTTCCTTGGTGCGCGCGGCCGACCGGACGGCAGCCGCGTCATCGACGGTGCGGGCGTTGCGCAGCAGGTCGAGCGCAGCCTTCTGCTCAGAGATCTCGAGGCTGGTCTGCCTCAGAGACGTCCGCAGGTCGTCCTGGCGCTTTCGCGCCGCCTCCGTGACGGAGGTTTGATCCGCAAGGGATGCCTGGAGGGTTGCGAAGCGCTGCGCGGCGGCCTGCGAAGCCGTGGCCAGCGTTTCGACTTCCTTGGCCAGCCGGGCGAACGACTCGATCTCGCGCGCCTCTTTGGAGAGGCGGTCGAGTTCGTCAGCGAGGCGTGCGTACTCGGGCGCTGCAGCGTCGCCCTCGCGGGCGAGCGCGCGCACTTCCGATGCGAGCTTGCGTAGGCTCTCTTCGCCGGCTGTCTCGATCTCGACGCCCAGCCGAACGTCACGTTTGCTGCTGGTTGCCATCGATCTCGCCGGTGGTAGTGAACTGCGGGTACTGGCGCCCCCGCCGGCGCGTCACGCCAGGATCAGGCGTTGCGCAGATGCACCGTGAACGGCTCGGTGAAACCGCTCGGGGTCTTCATGCGGCCGGGGAGCGACACGGTGTTGAAGTCGTCGGCCAGGAAGTCGAACGCCGAGTCGGCGGCGATCACGGCTTCGTGCACCGTGACGATCACGGGCAGGTCGTCGGCGAAGTTCTTGCCGTCCAGCTTGAACCTGGCGCGGACCTGCGCCTCGGTCGAACCCTTGATCTCGGTGCCGGTGATCGCGTTGTACGCGCCGTCGATCAGCAGGGCCTGGCCGTCGGTGATGGCGCCGGGCGCCGGCAGGGCCTTGACCCAGCCCAGGACGCGGTTGACGAGGTAGTCGACGCCTTCGACGTAGGTCGTGGTGCCCGCGCTGTTGGTGACCACGAAGCCGGCCTGGGCGAACGCCGCCTTGCTCAACGGCACCCACTTGTCGTGGCGAGCGGTGATCGCTTCGTTGTTGATCGTGCCGGACGACTGCGCCAGGGCAGCGGTCGTGCCCAGCAGGGCCAGCGACAGCGATTCGCGGTTGACTTCAGCGAGGTCGACGGTCAGATCGCTCGGCTGCGGGATCGCGACGGTCTCGATTACCTGACCGTAGGTGGTGCGGCCCTTCGAGGTCTGCTCGAGGACGTTGACGTTCGGCTTGATCTCGAACTTGGTGCACTCGAACGGACCGCGGAAGTCCTCGTAGACACCGGCGATCTGTCGAGCGATGTAGAGGTCGCCTGCCCCGATAAAACCACGTGCGGCCATGTTGTGCCCCTGTTGATGGAATCTGTAGACCCCCGCAGTGTCCCGGGCGGGGTTGCCGATGTCTTACGGCAGCGCTTCGCTATGGGTTGGCGAGGTCTTCGACGAACTGCGCGGAGACCTCGATGACCGCCAGGACGAAGCCCGACCCGTCGCCTCGAGGGCCGATGTCGCGGCCCAGGTAGCGCACCTTCTTGACCTTGCCGCCCCACGTATCGTCGGGCTTGCCGCCGGTGCGGAACATCGCGCGCTTCATGTCGCGCAGGCCCTTGTGGGCGGCGTCGTTGGGGTTGTCGGGGTCGCACGGCAGGTAGGCATACAGCACGTACTTCTGCTCGGTGGAGACCTGCGTCCCGCGGCTGTCTTGCAGGTCGTCGTCGCCTTCGATGATCACGCTGCAGGGGATCATCGAGTCGTCGATCGCGCGGCGGCCGCGCAGCACCAGGCGGCCCAAGTCGGTCTCTGCGCCGAGCGCAACCGTGCACGCCGCCAGGCGCGTCTCGACCTCGGCGGCCACATCCTCGGCACGGCTCAAGCGGGTCACAAGGCGCCCTCCAGTTCGTCGCCCATCAGGCGCGTGGCGGTGAGCCGCAGGTCGTCGGTGATGTCGCCGGCCTGCAGGGCAATCTGCTCGCGGAACAGCGCGTACGGGGAAGGCCCGTAGATCTGCCGCTTGCCGGCCTTGCCGTCGCGGTGCCGGCCGCCCGCCAGCGATGCGTTGGGGCCGTTCTTGCCGGGCAGCGAGTCGTCGCGCACGAACACGCCGAAGTTCTCGCCAGGGGCGTTACCGGCGCGCAGGCGCATGAGGAACCACTGGGGCTCCATCGCGTACTTCGACTTGCGCACGGCCACCTTCGTGCCGGCGCTGCGGAACCCCTTGACGGGCCCCGCGCGCCGCGCCGCACCAGGCGCCACGACGCGCGACAGCGGTGCAAACCGGCCCAGGATGGTCAGGTCGCCCTTCGTCAGGATCTCAGCGCGCGGCTTCGAGCCTGGGCTGGCCAGCGACACGTCGGTCTTCGACTTCACGTAGGCCGGCGTGAGGTTGATGTCGCGCAGCGCGCCCTCGCGCGTGGAGGTCTCGGCTCGCTTCGTCACCAGATTGACCGCGTCGACCGCGGCGATAGCCAGCCGGCCGCGTGCGGCAGCGCGCTCGAGGCGCGTGGCCAACTGCGACGCCGGTTGGAAATCGACCGTCAGCTTGAGGCTCATGGGACCTGCACGACGATGTGGGTGACGTTGTAGCCGTTGCTCTCGACCAGGCGCATGAGCCGGAACGTCCCGTCGGGGTGGACGAGCGTCTGGCCTGCGCGCGGGTTGAACGCTGCGTCGATCGTGGCAAGGTCTGCCCTGGCCACATGGTTGTCGTTGCCGTCGTCGAGCGACCCCGCGAACATATCGACGCCGCGCGCCACGTTGACGCGGCCACACGGCACGCCGTCGAGCGTGGAGTCTTTCCCGAGACGCGAAAGCCCTCTTGCGAGGGCTCTCTGGAACGGAGCGAGGCCCATGCCGCCGATCAGGTCGCCGTGAGCTCGACGATCGCTTCGGGGCGGGTGACGATGTGCAGCGGGTTCGACTGCACTTGCCACTCGACGCCGACGTCGTAGTCCATCGAGCGCTGCTTCATGTAGAAGGGCAGGCCGACGGTGTTGACCGTCTCCATGTAGGGCGCCGGCGAGTAGAAGGTCTTGCACAGTTCCGGCACGCCCATCGGAATCGCGATCGCCTTGTTCGCAGCGATGAAGCGCGTGGCGCCGATGGTGCCGCGGTACTCGCGCCAGAACACGCCGCCGAACTCGAAACCGTCACGACGGTCTTCGCGCAGCACCTGACCCATCTGGTACTTGTAGGTCTCGACCACGGCGGGGTGGCCGGTGAACGCGTCGAAGAACTCGGCCGAGCACAGGACTTCCAGGCCGGACATCATCAGGCCGCCCAGCTTGTCTTCGACCTTGCGCTTCAGTTGCACGATCGACTGCAGCACCAGGGTGGCGGCGTTCGACAGGGCCATCGAGTGCGTGGTCTGGGTGACGCCGAACTCGGTGAAGTAGTTGTAGATCTGCGTGGTGCCGTCGGAGTCCAGCACGATGCCCTTCAGGGCGCCCATGCGCTGCCACTCGTGGGTCAGGTCGAGGTCGCGACGAGCCACCGCCATCTTCTTGTTCAGATGGGCGAGCGCGAGTTCCTCTTCGGTCTCGCTGCCGAAGGCGCGCAGTTGGGCGACTTCGTCCGCCATCACCGCCACGGTCTGCGGCAGATGGACGGTGCGGAAGTCACGGATGTTGCGGCGCTCGAGGTTCTTGGCCGGCCCGCGGGTGCCACGCGGCGCAGTGGGGACCAGCGTGAGCTTGCCGTCCTGCATTTCGATCGCCACGGTCAGCGTCGAAACGCCTTCCTCGGCGAAGATGCCCATGTCGCCGAGCATCGTCGGCTGGTGCGGGAACTTGTTAATCGCCGCGACGAGCTTGGTGAACTCGAAGGGGCTGCCGGTGAAGACGTTGAGCATCATGATCAGGGGTCCTTATGCTTGTGTTGCGGGCAGCGCTGGATCAGCGAACGATGATCCCGATGGCGGTCAGTTCGACCTTGCCCGCGGCGTCCACACCGGCGTAACCGTTCAGGCGGTCGCCGATGACTTCGCAGTCGCGGTTGAACGTCTGGCACTTGTAGTCGCCGTTCACGCCCGGGCACGGCGTGCTCAGGATGGCCACGGCGGTCTGACTGCCGTCGGCGGCAGCGTTGCTGTACTTGACCAGCTTGCCGGTCGCAGTGATGCGGCCCAGCACGGTGCCCGAGGGCAGCGCCACGCCGCCAGCGACCGTGACGATCTCGGACTCGCGGCTACGGAAACCGGTGGCCTCGCTGATGAGGAACTCGTCCTTCTGGACGCCTTGGGTGATGACGCTCATTTCTTGCTCCCAGCCTTCATGGCTTTGATGTCTGCCCAGATGGACGTGGACGACGGGCCCGCGTCAGCAGGCTTTGTTTGATTCGACGGCGGCGCCGTGTTCACGTGCGTGGCGTCGCTCGCATCGGCCAGAGCCTTCGCGAGGAACGCACGTGCTTCGGTGAGCGACTTGCGCTCGCGGATCAGCGAGGGCGCCTGTTCGGCGAGGCCTGCGTGTTTCGCGAGCGCCTGGATGTCTCGGGCCTGGGCAACGATCGACTGCGCGGAGGCTTCGTCGACCAGCGAGGCGTCGGTCACGAACACCGGCGTGAACTCTTCCAGGCCCGCGGCCTTGGCCAGCGCTGCGACGGTGTCGGTCAGCGGGTTCGGCGCGACGGGCGCGGGCTCGGGCTTGCGGGCCTCGAACATGCTGCGCACGTTGGCCGGCAAGCGATCCAGATCGAACAGGGCCTGAGCCTCGAAGGCGGGCTGCAGTTCGTCAGTGAACCCGGCGTCCTTGGCCTCGGCGGCGGTGAGCCAGGTGTCCGTGGCCAGCATCGCGCGGATCTCGTCCTCGGACTTACCCGAGCGAGCCGTGTAGATCGAGGTCAGCGAGGCGCCGATCTTGTCGAGCACGTCGGCCGACTCGCGGAGCTCGTCAGCATTGCCCATCGCGAAGGTCCACGGGTTGTGGACCATCAACATCGTGTTGTCGGGCATGACGCGGTTGTCGCCCGCCATGAACACGACCGAGGCTGCGCTGGCGGCCACGCCCATTGCCTTCGTCGTGACCTTGCCGCCGCCGGCAGCGTGCTGCCGCAGGGCGTTGTAGATCGCGATGCCGGCGAACACGTCGCCGCCAGGCGAGTTGATCGCGACGTTCAGCGGCTGGCCCTTGTAGGGCTTGATGCTGTCGATGAAATCCTTGGCGGTCACGCCCCAGTAGCCGATCTCGTCGTAGATCGACACGTCGGCGCCGGCGGGTGCGTCACCGGTGGCGGCGGCTTTGATCGTGAACCAGGTCTTCGGCATAGTGGGCGCACTGTGCCGACGGGAGCGCGCCGTGTCTTACGGCAGCGCTTCGCTCAACGCAAGAGGAACAGCAGCACGTCGTCGTCGCGGTCACGCCTGCGCTTGCGGGCAGGCAGGCGCGCACGCGGGCCGCCACCGCCGGCCGCCGGCGCCTCGACCGCCTGCTGCGGGCCCCAGAGGCGGCCAGCGAACAGACGACCGGCGAACAGCCGCTTGCCGCGGAACTGCGAGGTCACGGCGAGCCATCCACCGCAACGGACGTCCGGTTGCCCTGCGCGTCGAACGTAGCGGTCACACGGGGCTTGCTGCCGTCGCGGCTGTAGTAGACCTCGGTCTCGGTGCCGACGCCGCTGGCCGTGCCGGTGAGCGGGGCGGCGACCAGGCGCAGCATCTGCTCTGCGGTCAGGCCGGACTCGATGATCCGCTGCCACACTGCCTCGGCGATCTCCGCAGCGCTCGCGCCGGCGCCCCCGCCTGGCGCAAAGACCGTGAACGTGGCGTCTAGATCGCGCTGCGCGGCGTTGACCAGCGTGTACGTGCCGGCGAGATCCTGCTGCACGCTGCCGACCACGGCGTACGTCGCAGCGCGGTCGGCCTCGACGGCGGCCTGGATAGCGTAGGTGGCGGCACGGTCGGCCTCGACGGCGGCCTGGATGCCGTAGGTCGCGATGCCGTCGGACTGCACGCTGCTGGCGATGACGTAGGCTGCGGTCAGCGACTGCGTGACGATCCCTGCCGCCAGGATGTCGAACGCCGCAGGGAGATCCTGCTGGGCGGCGGCCTGGACCGCGTAGGTAGCGACACGGTCGGCCTGGACGGCGCCGACGACCGCGTAGGCCGCAGCGGCATCGGCCTGGGCGGCGGCCTGGATCGCATAGGTTGCCGGGCGATCAGCCTGGGCGGCAGATTGGATCGCGTAGGCGGCGGCACGGTCGGACTGGACGGCGCCAGTCACTGCGTAGACTGCCGCGCGATCAGACTGCGCTGCCGCCTGGACAGCGTAGGTGGCGGCACGGTCGGCCTGGACGGAGGCCTGGATCGCGTAGGTGGCGGCGCGATCGGCCTGAACGGCACCCACAACCACGTAGGCGCCCGCGCGATCAGACTGCGCTGCCGCCTGGACGGCGTAGGTGGCGGCGCGATCAGACTGTGCTGCCGCCTGGATCGCGTAGGTGGCGGCGCGATCGGCCTGCGCGCTTCCGATGACGGTGTAGGCCGCCGTCGAGTCTTGAGAAACGGTCGTGGCGCCGCCGGCCGACACCGGCACCCAGATGCGCCGCAGAGGCTGGAACAGTCCCCAGATCCCGGCCGGCGTTCCGAGGCGGTAGATTTCCTCATCCGTCAGCGCGCGGTTGTACGCGAGCGCAGCAAACGTGATGGCGGCGGACGGCGCGGCCAAAGACCCGCGCAAGACGCCGCCGATGGCGACTCGATTTACAGGGTACGGTGAATTGAGCCCGCCCCCGCTGGCCGCCCCATCGGGCCTTCCGTTGATGAAGCCGGTGAGGTTGCCGCCTATGTGCCGCAAGGCGGTGATGCTGAGCCCGCTATTGAACGCCTCGCGAGAGGAAATGACGCTTTCGTTCGACGGAGCCCCCAAGGCCGAGCGCGCCCAAACGCGGAGTCTCGTGTTGGCGGCCTCGCCAGCACCGATGGCGACGAAGGGTTGGTTGTCGGTAGAGTTGCCGAAGCCGAATATCCGCTGATCGAACCCGACGGTGCGAGTCTCCGTGAAGAGAACCAGGGTCCACTGCGTAAGAGTGATCGGCCGCAGCGTGGAAGAGAAGAACGCGCTCGTTCCGTTGGTGTTGAAGCCCGTCCCCGCCGAGGTTGAGCGGAACCCAGGCGAGTCGATTCGCGTGATCAGGTTCCCCGAAACCAGTTCGATCGGGGAGTTGCCATGCGCGGCAAAGAACAACCCGCCGGTTAGGGGGTTGCCCTGATCCAGCCTAACCCCCGGAGGGGGCTGGGTCGTCCAAACGCGACGGGTGAGAGCCACGGCTTAGGTGAAGTCGTATTTGATGCCGGCGAAGCTGATTTCGTGGTTGCTGCCGGTCGCGTTGAGCGCCACCCCGGTGTTGTGCGTCACGAACAGCCCCAGGCGCTGCGGCATCACGCCGCCGAACAGTGGCGCGACTGCGATGCCGCTGAAGGGGTAGGTGCGGTTGCTGGTGGTCGAGTCGACGTCCAGGGCGACAGCCTGCTTGAGGAAGCCGCGCCCCACGCCCGCAGAAGTCAGCGTCTCATCGCTATCGGTGCCGTCCATTACATCGGGCCACGTTGGCGTGTCGTCGATGGGCTCGAACAGGTACACCAGGATTTGCGTGTTGATGGTGGGCGTGCTGCCCACGGTGATCTTGCCCGACAGCTTGCCGTCAACGAACTTGTCGCTGGTCAGGTTCAGGGCGGTCCCCTCTCGGCCGGCGGTGAACCCCGACGAGGAAGGCAGCGAGGCCAGCGCAATGGTGAACTGCTGGTCGGCCGATTGGATGGTCGTTGAGAGGGACATTTCAGACTCCGTTGAGTGCGTCAGATACCGCGCCTGCCGGCAGCGGGTCCGGTTGAGATGGAGCCACGGCCTTCAGCCCCGCCACTTCGTCAGCCGTCAAGATGCCCAAGACCGCGAACTGGTCGAGCATCGTGCGCAGGGCCGGCGAGCCGAAGTCGAGCCCCTCCCCGCCCAGGAACGCAAGCTGGCGGGCGATGAGAGATCCGAGCACCTTCTGTTGAGGGTCGGCGCTCGCCTTCATGGAGACGGCTGCGCCTTCGAGCTTCAGCAGCACGACCTCGGCCGCCGCTGGCCCCCCGGGGAACAGTTCCGCCAGCCCACGCGCACTGGCCATTCGCGAAGCGATGCGAGTGCGGCCAACGGACAGGATCTCCGCGATGCGGTTGTCGCGCCTTTCCGGCAGCAGGGCATCGATCTGGTCGGACTCATCCTGCGTCAGCACACGCCCGACGAGTGCCTCAAGGGCGGTCCTTTGCTGCGGCGTCATTGCTTGCCTCCATACATGAACAAACCGTACGCCTCTCGGGCCTTGGCGGACTGTTTCTGGGCCGCCTCGACCGACTGCGCCGGGAACCGATCAGGCCGGTAGGCGCACCACGCACGCCGATTCAGCTTCAACCAGGGGCGCGGCTCGTACTGGCGCAGCAGAGACCCAGACTCGCGCTTCTCCCGCCCCTCGGGGTAGAGCGTCTTGAGGAACTCCTGTACCCGCTCGCGAGTCACGCCAGGCATGTCGGCCTCGCTCAGGCAGCAGGCCGCGGCAGCACTTGCGGCGGCATCTCGCGCGGGGTCGTCGCAGCCAGGATCGCCTGGGCCTGCGGCAGGACGCACGCGCTGTCCACACCGGCGGCGGCGAGCGCCACGGCGAGGTTCTGCAGCAGCTTGGCTGGCGAGTCGGGCGGCTGCGGAAGCGAAGCAGCTTCGATCTGCAGTTCGGCGGCCTTGACCACTGCTTCGGCGAGACGGTCGTTGGACGCGGCAAGGGCTGCGTTGGCGGCGATGGCGCGTTCTTCCTGGGCCTCGCGATTCGCCGCGGCCTCGTGCCGCATCTTGATGTCGGCGTGGCGCAGCAGGATGTCCCAGCCGTTCCAATCGACGACTTCGCCGGGGCGGGGCTGCGGCGGCTGGGGGGTGTTGAACGGGGTCATTGAAATCCTTCGGTGTGGTCGACTCGGGACGCGAGCCGCGTGAGGTCCAGGCGCCAGGTGCCGTCGGGCAACTGCTCGGCGCCGGGTAAGCGATGGCGCTCGCCGCGATGGGCATAGACGGTGCGTATGCCCGCGTCGAGCAGGGCCTGCATCAGGGCGCGCAGCGTGGCGCGGGTGTGCGGCCGGATGGCCGAGTGCATCGTGATGTCCACAGAGCCGGGCTCTTGCGGCCGGTGGTGCACGTTGAGGGCGATGTCGTGCGGCGCGTCGTATTCGGCGCCCGCGTCGTAGTAGATGCGGACCTCGCTGTGGACCGGCTCGATGCGGACGAGTGCCATGTCACCCCCACCACAGCGCAGCGCACACCACGAGCGCGGACAGCGCGAAGCTGCCCAGCACGGTGAGCATGCCGGCCCTGCCACCCTCTCGGAAGGCGTCGTCGATCTGCTCAGGGGTCATGTTCGGCTTGGTCATGTCAACTCCCAACCTGCGGGAACCCCGCACGCAGCGCCCCGTAGGCGGCCTCGGTCAGCAGGAAGCCGCACATCGCGGCGTGCACCGTGAGGCGAGTCATGCCTTCGTTTGTGGTCAGCGTGCCCGCTCGCCGGTAGAAGCCCCAACTCATGTAGACCTCGTAGCCCGACACGTACAGGGCCAGCGCAATGCCGACCCACGGGTGCGCCCACAGGCAGTAGCCCGTGGCGCCGGCCAGCAACGCGACCTGGGCCAGCCGCAGGGCCTGCTTCTTCGGCGGGTAGTCGCGCGCCGCCATGACGGGGAACTGCGCCCGGCCGCGCTCGATCACCGCAGCGTCGCCCATCGCATAGCCGACGGACGCGCGCAGGTAGATCAGGCAGTACCAGGCGTAATAGGCGGCCAGGAGCATCGTGAGGATCACAGTCGGCCTCCCCTGCTCATCGCGTCCATCAGGATCAGCAAGTGCCGCACGCCCCAACGGTCGTGACGCTCGATCTGTTCGTGCCCGCCGGCCAGCATGGCGCGCAGGATCAGCCCGCTGCAGGCGTGGCGCCGCGGGCTCCCGACGTCGCGCCACAGCAAGAAGCTGACGATGTCCCCCAGGTCGTAGCGATGCCCGACCTGGCCGCGCAGCCAGTCGTACGCGGCGACCTCGTTGGGCAAGCTGATCGTGACGTCGGCCACCACTTCGCGGCCGTCGAGGAACGCTTCGGGCGCCTGCTCGCTGACGCCGTCCCAGGCGTTAGCGTCGATCACCTGACCGTCGGGCATGACCACGCCGCAGTGGCTGGCCAGCCCGCCCTCGAAGGCGCGGATCAGCCGGCTGCCGATCTGCGCGGCGCCGTGGTTGGTGGCGGTGAACAGGACACGCACGAGCGGCCCCTTACGGCAGCGTGTCGCACTGCACGCGCAACGTGAACCCGTCGTTGGCTGCCGCAGCGCCTGCGGTGACCGTACGCCGCACCCACACTGCCTTGTGCTGCCCCGCGGGGATGTCGCCCAGCGCGAGGCCGCCGGCGAAGTCCGTGGGAGCCGAGAACGACACGCCGCTCGGCGCGGTGCTCTCGTTGGCGACCGTCTGCTCGGTGCCGTTGATCGCGCTGGTGCCAACGCCGATGTCGACCGTGGTTTCGGCGCTGGGCGTGTTCGCCTGCACCCAGACCTTCGCCCCGAGCATCGTCAGTGTGCCGTGGTTGTTGTGCACGTAGATCGCGCGGTATTCGATGTCGCCGGCCGCCGCTTCACCGGACCCGACGTTGTCGAAGTACCCCGAAGGGACGTCGGTGCTCGACTTGGCGCCGCCCAGCGACGCGTTGCCGTCGGTGTTGGACGCGCCGCCGGAAAGCCGGTACTTGATGTCGCTGGCTACGATGGGCATGTTGGCTCCTACTGAATAGTCCGTTCGGTCTGAACGACGTTGGTGATGTTCCCGTTGCGATCACGATCGATCACGCTGGTCGTTTGACGCTCGGGCAAGTTGACGTTGACGTCGGCCGGTTGGACCTCGTTGTGCACCGTCACGTTGGGCGCGGCCACGTTGACCACAGGGGCCTCCGGGGCCTCGACGTGGTTGTGGATCTCAGGCACCGCCGGGGCGATGTGGTTGTGAATCTCGGGCACGGCCGGCGCGACGTGGTTGTGGACCTCGGGGGCGGCCACGTTCACGTTCGTCGGCGCCGAGGCCTTGGCGACCACGATCTCGCGGATCGCCGACATGAACTCCATCCGCTCTTCCCGCATGGCTTGCAGGACCGCCGCGATGGTTGCGTCGGGCCCGGCCTGCGGGGCTGGCGCCGACGCGATCGGAACGGCCGACTCGCGCGCGAGAGCACGGGCCTCCATGCGCTCGACGAACTCGAGGAACTCGCCCCGGGTGAGCGCCTGCTGGGCCTGCTGTTGCTGCGGCCCTGCCGCGCCGCCAGCAGCGCCAGGCTGCGGCTCGGGCGGCGTAAGCCCGCGCGCCTTCTCTTCCTTGGCGTCGGCCTCGCGCTGATCCAGCACTTCTTCCGGGTCGTCGCCGCGCTCGAGAATGATCTGCGACTTCGACAGCACGCCCAGGTCGTGCAGGATCTGCTTGCCCTGCGCGTCCTGCACCGGGTGCATGTACTCCCAGCCGTTCGGCACCCACTTCGGGGTCTTCGCTTCGGCCAGTTCGCTCAGCGACAGCTTGCCGGCCAGGACGGCGGCGTCCATACACCACTCGACCATCGGCTGGCAGATCATCGGAATCGCCAGGTGCCATTGGCGCTGCTGCGCGAAGCGACGGTACTCGTTCACCAGCACGCGCATCGAGCGGTCGCTGACGTCGCGGATGTCGCCCGACATGAACTCGTAGGGCGTGCCGGTGCCGGCCGCCGTGCCGAGATGGTTCGTGCGCTGGTAGTCCGGGTAGGACACGCCGGCCTCGGGCGGGTTCGCGAACTTGATGTCCTCGCCGGGCTCGAGCTCCTGCGACATGCCCGGCTCGAGGCCGACCAGGGGCCGACCCTCGCGGTCATACCAGACCGGCAGGCCTGTCTGCGGGTCGTAGTCGATCTGCGAATCCGGCGGCATGGTCCGCGTGATGAACATGGTGAACAGGTTCGCCAGCTTCTGGCGATCCAGCACCGCGTCCTCGAAGTCCATGCTGTTGCGCAGGCGGACCAGCACCGGCGCCAGGGGGCTCACGCCGCGCAACTGACCGGGCCGCGTCGGCTCGAACACGTGCTTGATCTCGCTGGCGGCCACACGGATGAGTTGATCCGCGCGCGGGCTCACCTTGCCGTCGCCCGGGTGGTCGCGCCAGAACCAGTACGCCGTGCGGCGGCCGAACCGGTTGCGCTCGATGCCCTGGCGGATTTCGTGCCCGACGGGCAGACCCGGCCACGCTGTCGCGTCGAGATGCGGGCACTGGTCGGATTCGATCAGTTGGACCTGCACGGGGATCTCGAGCGGGCTGTCGACGGCACGTGGGCGCCGGCGCTCGAAGACCTCGCCGCCCGAGAAGAACGAGCGAATGGCCAGCGCCTGCAGCCCGTAAGCGTCGAGCACGCCGTCGGCGTCGGCCTGGGGCACGAACAGGTCCCAGAGCGCGCGGTGGGCCTTGTTCTTGAACCGCGGCTGGATGCCGGTGCCGATGAGCGTCGTCGTCCACTTCTGGACGGTCGACTCGGCCGCCCAGTCGTTGCGGATGCTGTCGCGCGTGCGGTTGCGCAGCTTCTCGATGCCCTGAGTCGCGGCGATCGGCCCCGTGGCCGGCGGGTTCCAGCGAGCGATGCGCCGACCGGTGCCGGCGGCGTCGTACTTGTTCTTGGTGTTGCGCGCCAGGTCGCGGGCACGGCCGCGTGCGGAGGGCATCAGTAGCCCCTGCCTGCGTACTGCAGCAGGACCCGCTTGTTGCGGCGCGTGCCGGTGGCAGCCTCCTGCTCGCGGTTGTAGCGAGCCTGTAGGTCGTCGCGCGCGCGGATCAGCGAGTCGGTGGTGTTGTACGTGACGGTCTGCCCGTTGAGGGTGACCTGACGCACACCGTCCGAGATCGCCTGATTCAGCGCATCGATCTGGTCAAGGGTGACTGCCATAGTGCCGGGCAGTGTCGGCGCCGAGGGACAGAAAGTCCTACGGCCGTGTTTCGTTCTAAAGAAATTATGCGTATGATTCGCGCACCAACTGGAGAATCCTGATGTTCAAAACCGTCTCCCTTCCCGCCGCGACCTGGGACAAGATCGTCCGCCGCCTGACCGTCGAAGTCGGGGCCGACGACGCGTCGCGGGAACTGGCCGCCATGATCACGGAGCAGACCAGCGGTGCCGTCAAGGTCCGCGCGACCGGCAGCACCGTGCACATGAAGGCCGGCAAGGGTGGCGACCTGCGCGGCATGCTCGGGCTCAAGTGACCTCGCCATGAAACCCGGCCCCAAGACCGAACCGTTCCTCGACAAGCTGGAACGCCGCACCGTGCTGCTCGACGACCTCACGTGGACGATGCTGGGCGTGCTGGGCGAGGGCAACGCCTCGAAGGGCGTGCGCGTGGCCGCCCGGCACTCCTACTCGGTCTATCAGGCCGGCCGGGTCGACCCGCGGCTGCC